TATGAAGAGAAGTTGCTTTGTTTTAAGCTGATTAAAGTACTTCTCGTTAAGAAACTTTAATTCGTTACGCTTAGCAAAGTTTTTAACTTTAGAAAATGTATAATGAGATCTCATAAAATCACGGGACCACGCAAAAGAGCGTATCCTTTCAATAAGTTCAACAACATCACCATCCCTTTTTTCATAAGCTGTTTTTAAATCGTTAAATTGTATATTCTTATAACCGTATAAGTTTATAGGTAAAAGCTTAGCTACTTGTGTAATAGCCTGTTCTATATGACGATGTGTGTCTTCAACTTTAAAGTATTGATTGATCAAATAGCTTGATTGAGAGTCAAGAGCTTTAAGAATAATAACACGCTCTTTTGATTTATTGTTTAAAAGATATTCGCTAATACCATAAAAAATATGATGATAGAATAGTTTCTTAATATCTCTTGTTACTTTCTTCGCCGGAATTAAGTTATAATTTGTAAGATCATTGATTAAATTAACTTCGATCAATTTGAATATAGAATCAAAGTTTATAAATTTTAAATTAAACTGTTCAAATGTGCAGCTGTCAATCACTACTACAGTATAACGTTATAATTTAAATTTTGCAAGCTCTTGTTTAGGAGCCTTACCTATCCTTACATTACAAATACCATTATAATAATCATCTCTCAGTAATACATCTTCATCCAGTTGCTCTTTTATCTCATAGTAAGCTAGAGCCCACTTTGAGTCGCACGTACGTAAAATTCTAAAAGCAAACTTATCTTTACCATATTTTATAATATCATCATTTAACTCATTTGATGAACTTGTGTAGGATTTCCAATCAGATTCCCTATGGTCAATCCTATTTCTTGTTTTACCTTTAAGTGGTTTACGCTTAATACGACTAGTACACTGCTTCTTACCAATATATTTTTTATTATTAACAGTATTAACAATCAAATAGATGAAGCCAAATGTAAGCTCATTAATCACCACATCTTCATCTAAAATCCAATGGCCGCTATCCATACAGATAGTTATTACATTCCCGGTAAATATATACCAGCACGCCGCTGTACAGGAACTTTAACGGTCTTCTTACTCGGCTTCTTCTTGCCCTTCAAATCCTTGATATAAGGATTCTTCGTACCGAGAGGTATAGCGAGACGAGCATCATTTTGATTATAAGCAACATCATCCTGCACACCAAAGCGACCACCGCCGTTTCCGGAAGTTACAGGCCCGGTGACACTCTGTATACCGCCCGCTACATTAGCAAGCTCCATTAAAAGACTATCTACTAGCTTATTAAAGTTACTCATTGATTTCTGTATACCTTATGTTATATTTAAGCTTAATGCTAGAGGAATACATAAAAGAGCTTGAAGAAGATCTAAAGATGAATGAACTTAATCTTAAGGATTATCAACTCCGTCTGCCTGCAGTTAAGCATAAATGGGCAGGTAGATGTATTCGCTTAAAATCACAAATTATTCAGTTAAAGAAACAGCGAGATGCTGTTAAGGCTGATATCATGTCAGAGATTGATCATACAAGCTCTGTTAAGCTTACTCAACCTGTAATTGCTGCAACCGCAGAAAAGCATAGTAAAGTACAAGATATTACAAGAAAAATACAAGACACTGAACTACTAGTAGAGCTACTTGAGAAGGCAGAAAAAACTCTAAGTAGCTGTTCTTTTGATATTAAAAATCTCATTGAGATAATGAAGCTTGAGACGACATGATAAAATTCGATTATGATGAAAAGAAGCGACTTGGTATTTTATCAGGTGATATGTTCGATGAAATACGTGAGCATTTTTCTGTAAAAAACGAAGCCGCGCATTTTATGCGTCGTCGCGGTCGATTCATGCCATCTCGGACATACGCAATAACTCCAACAGGTAGATTTGAGCCGTGCTTATTTGTTGAGATTAAAAAATTTCTTACAAGTCAGCAGTATGTTGGTGAGATTGAATATAATAAAAATATCTTCGATCAGGTGGTACCCGCGCGTAACGGCTGGCATCAGCAATTGGATTTTAAAAACGAAATATACCCTCTCAATATAAGCTTGAGAGATTATCAAGAAGAGATTGTTAAGCAGTGCCTTTTTAACGGAAGAGGTACTATTATTCTTGCTACCGCCGGTGGAAAGACATTAACATCAGCTTCGTTAATTTCAAAGGTGCATCAACTATATATGTCTTCCTATAACAAACAGAGCTTTAAATGCCTCTTTATTGTACCTGACCGGGGTCTTGCATCTCAGACGTATCATGATTTTGTTGATTATAATGTACCGTTCAGCGTATCTAAGTGGACGGGTGACGATGATTTAAATTTAACATCTAACGTAATTGTCTCAAATCTCGGTATACTGCAGAGTAAAAATAGTAATCTAGACTGGCTTGAGAATATAGATCTTCTCATTGTTGATGAAGTTCATAAGATTCGTAAAGGCAATAAAGTAAATGATATTCTTAAAAAAATAAAAACACCCTATAGATTTGGTTTTACTGGTACAATGCCTGAAGAATCCCTCGATCAGTGGAATATTATTGGTAAGATCGGACCTGTAATATATGAAAAAAATAGCTTCGATTTAAGACAAGAAAACTATGTAAGTAATGCGCAAATACAAATCATTAAGCTCTTACATAAAGAGGCTCCTTCACCATCTTCAGGCGGAAATGCATATAGAGAAGAGTTAGAATATCTGATAACATCTAAGTTTAGAAATAATATTATAGCAAAGCTAGCCAAGGGATTGCAGCAGAATGTCTTAATCATGGTTGATTATATTCAGCATGGAGAACTACTTTTTGATCTTATAAAAGAGATGATGCCTGAAAAGCAGTGCTTCTTTATACGCGGGGAAGTAGAGGTTGAGGAAAGAGATAAGGTTAGACAACTCATGGAAGCAAATAGTGATGTTGTTGTTGTTGCTATATCGAAGATCTTCTCCACAGGTATTAATATTAAAAATCTCCATTATATTATTTTTGCATGTGGCGGTAAAGCGAAAATTAAAATTGTACAGTCAATTGGTAGAGGACTTAGGTTGCATAAGGATAAATCTAAGCTTATAATATTTGATATTACCGATGACTTACGCTATAGCGCTGCTCACGCCCTAAAAAGACAAACACTTTATGAAAAAGAACGCATCCCCATTGCATACAAAGAAATCGAAGAAAAATAAAAAAGAACCGCCGCTAATTCTTGATCTTGATCTTCCTCTAGAAGAAGCCGCAGCTCTAGAAGATGTTGTCAGTAAGCTTCCGGAATTGTTTCAAGAACCTCAGGTAATAGTAGAAGAGACCCCTAAAAAAATTAAACCAAAGGACAAGGTTCACTATGTTAATAGTAGAGAGTTTGAAGATGAGATAAGAAACTATTACAAAACTGACAACATGACTGATAAATTATGTGAGAGTATTAATAAAATAGCTAACGGTCTGTCCTACGCTCCAAACTTTTTAAATTATAGTTATAAAGAAGATATGGTTGGTGATGCTATTGTAAAAATGTTTTCGGCTCTAAAGAATAAGAAATTCAAAATTGATTGCGGGTTCAGTCCGTTTTCATATTTTACAACTATTGCCTTTCATGCCTTTATTAATAGAATTAAGAAAGAAAAAAAGCATCATGAAGCTATTAATGAGTATAGAGATAAAGTATATAGCGATTTAATGCTTAATCCTGATGAGAACGGTGGAGCTCACATTTATGTTGAGCCAACTGGTGATGATGAAGAATAATTATTGTGGATATTTATTTAAATAAATCAAAAGTCGCTATATTCTCGGACTTACACTTAGGTGTACATCTCGATTCAACTACTTGGCATCAAGTAGCTTTGGACTGGTGTGACTGGTTTGTTGATGAAATAAAGAAAAAAGATATAAAAGATATATTATTTCTTGGTGATTTTTACCATCACAGGAGCGATATCTCTGTCGCGACGTTGCATGTCGCCGGTCTTATTCTTGATAAACTAAGCAATTTTAATATTATCATGATCGTAGGAAACCATGATGCATATTATAAGGATAGATCTGATATTAACTCTTTGTCAATCCTTAACGGTCGAAAGAATATTACCGTAATTAGCGAAACCACAACAACAACACTTCTTGGTAAAACTGTTACGTTTATTCCCTGGGGAGGCGATGTGAGTGGTCTACCAAAGGCTGACGCTATCTTTGGACATCTTGAGATTGAAAGCTTTAAGATGAATAGTTTTAAAACATGTGATCACGGCGCGAAATCACTCGATCTCTTAACAAAAGCTGAGCTCGTAATGTCAGGTCACTTTCATCTAAGAGATGAGCGCGTCTATAATGAGGGTAAAATTATTTACGTTGGTAATCCTTTTGAAATGGATTTTGGTGATTTAGGCAGCACGAAAGGGTATTATATTCTTGATTTTGAGACACTTAAATACGATTTCTTTATTAATACCATATCACCGATACATAAGAAGATATCTCTTACTGAATTAACACAAGCTAAATCCTTAACAGGCGCTGATATCAATCAAATGGTCAACGGTAATTTTGTTAAGTTTATTGTCGATAAGAAGGCAAATAGCGATGCTATCGATGCTCTTATTCAGAAGTTCTCCGTGTATAAGCCACTCTCATTCACTACCGACTATACTTACACAGAGGGAGCATATTCTATTGATGATAAGAACTACGACTCAACAGGAGTCGACATGCAAGCTACAATTGAAGAGTTTATTAACGTACTAGATATCGAAAATAAAGACAGTATTATAACGTATTGCACCGACCTTTATAAGCGTGCTAGTCAAGTATGAAGTATATTAACTTTAAATCTGTAACAATTAAAAATTTTCTATCTGTTGGAAATGTGCCTGTCTCTGTTGACTTTAAGCGCGGATTACACATTATAACAGGTGTTAATAAAGATAAGGAAGATAGACAAAACGGTGTCGGTAAATCGACAATTGCCGATGCTATTAATTTTGCTGTTTTCGGTGAAACACTCCGTGACTTAAAGAAAGAATATATTGTTAATAGTGTTAACAAAAAAAACTGCGAAGTCATACTTGAGGTTAGTGTAACTCAATTCGATACTATTGAGAATATTAAGATTGTACGAACACTCGAACCATCAAAGTGCTATATCTATATTAACGACGAAGATAAAACACGCGATAGTATCTCCAATACAAATAACTTCATTATGAAGAAGTTTAACTGCACACCTGAGATATTTCAAAACTGTGTGATTATGACCATAAACAACACTATTCCGTTTATGGCGAAGAAGAAGCAAGAGAAGAGAAAGTTCATCGAGGATATTTTTAACCTTGGTATTTTTAGTAATATGTCTAATTTGCTAAAGATAGATATAGGTGATAACAAAAAAGCACTAGACATACAAGTAACAAGATATGATGAGGTAGAAAAGACTCTTTTAAGTCTTAATCGACAGAAAGAAAATTCTCTTAACGAGCGCAAGCAAAAGCATGATAAATACACTCTACGCAAGACAAATAACGCTCAGGAGATTATTGAAATAAACGATAAAATAAGTTCTTTTAAGGTTAAAAATATTGATAATATTAATATCGCTATAGATAAGCTAAGAGATGCTGTAAAGAAATTCGATTCAAAGATTCAGGAAAATAGACATCAAAAGAGTGAAGGACAGACTCTCATTACTCAGTTTCAAAAACAAATTGCAGCTGTGGGTACAGATAAGGATAAATGTCCTACTTGCTTGAGAAGTATTGAAGAGACAGATAAAGACCACATAAAGAATGAGAAGAAGAAGCTGAATGATAGCATTAAGAAACATCTGGATACAATTACCACATGTAACGTTACTGAGACATCATTAATAGAAAAGAGAGATGAAATTAATGCTAAGATAAAACAACTCGAAAATAGCATACATGCGCACGCTCTAGAGTTAAAGGATCAAGAGAAATATCAATCAAGACTTGAACAGCTTAATGAATGGCAAGTAATGCTTGAGCAAGATTTAAAAGATCTTACGCAAGCCTCTACTCAATACGATGAATTAATTGCAGAAAAAGAAAAAGGTATTAACGAGCTCAAGACAGAGTTAGACGTAATAAAAAATACAACTAATGTATTAGACGTTGTTAAATTTGTTGTGTCAGAAGAGGGTGTTAAGTCATATATTGTTAAAAAGATTCTACAGCTCTTTAATAGTAAGTTAGCTTACTATCTTCAAAAAATGGATGCCAATTGTATCTGTTCGTTTAATGAATACTTTGAAGAAGAGATTATTGACACCAAGGGTAAAGAGTGTTCATATTTCAATTTTAGCGGTGCAGAGAGAAAGAATATTGATCTTGCCTGTCTCTTTGCGTTTATGGATATGCGACGCCTTCAAGGTGATGTATGCTTTAACTTTAGCATTTACGATGAGCTCTTTGACTCCAGTCTCGATGCACGAGGTATTGAGCTTGTAATTAATGTACTCAAAGAGCGTGTTGAGAAGTTTAATGAAAGCATTATGGTTATTAGTCATCGCAAAGAGAGTGTAAAAGCGGCGACCGGTGATATTATTTTTCTTGAAAAGAGTAATGGCATCACAAAGCGTGTTGATTACAGGGAATAAGCTTTATAATTATATGAACATGACACCCGGACCGTTTGCTTCACCTTTTGCCTCGCCCTTCGCATCGCCGTTTGGCGCTTCACCTTTCACATCACCATTCAGCGGCCCATCTCTTCAGATGCAAGCGCCTACCGAGATGCCACAGCCACCGGAGATGTCGCTAAAGCGGGTAATGAACTATTACGCTGATTATAGCGGGTGCGGTTTTTGGAGAATGATTTGGCCAGAACACCTTCTTAATGCACACCAGAAAATGGTCGTGCATGGTAGCACGATGATGTGCTTTGATCCTAATTACTTTAGAGGAGCTGAATGTGTACGTATTCAGCGTCAAGCTACTGTTCATCAGTTAGAGTTTATTAAATTCTTAAAGAAATTGAGCAAGGACATGGGGTTTAGGATTATTTACGAGATTGATGATCTTGTTTTTAGTGAGGATATTCCAGAGTATAATAAGTTTAAACCTGCATTTGTCGATCCGATGATTAGAAAAACAGCGCAGGAGATTATGGAGTTATGTGATGAAGTCACTGTCACGTGTGATTTCATGAAAGATTATTATATGAGTAAGACGTCGAATAAGAACGTCACAGTAATCCCGAACTATCCGCCAAAATTTTGGATGGGTAATTTTTACAACGAAAAAAAAATATCTGAGAACTATGATCGCTATCAGAAGAAGCCAAGAATTCTGTATGCTGGCTCTGGCGCTCACTTTGATGTTGATAATCGTGTAGGTCAAAACGACGATTTCGCACACGTTAATAAGGTAATTCGAGCAACAAAGGACAAATATCAATGGGTATTCCTCGGTGCATATCCGCTTCCTCTACACGACCTCATACAAAGCAAGGAGTTTGAATTTCATCCTTGGGAAACACTTTATAGGTACCCTGAGAAGATTGCTAATCTTAATATTAATATGATGGTTGCCCCTCTTCAAAACAATACCTTTAATAAAGCTAAGTCAGATCTTAAGCTTGTTGAAGCATGTAGCTATGGTTTGCCTATTGCTTGTCAGAATCTCGTAACCTATGAAAATGCACCGTTTAAGTTTGATACCGGTGAAGAGATGATTGACATTGTTGATGATGTTCTTTCAAAGAAGGGACGTTATATGAATATATCTACAAAGATGCGTAAGATGGCAGACTTACGCTGGCTTGAGAATGAGGATAATATTAACAAGTATGTTGAGCTACATACCCTTCCTTACGGTCATCCTGATCGAAAGTTAATTAATGCTATTAACGGTATTACGGCTTGATTGCAATAGCTTGAGATAGTATAATCGGTTTGTGTATAGGAACGTATCATATTCTCCGCAAAGTCAGACAATTAATCTTTATACCTGGGATGAAAACGGTAAGAGAATTACAGTTCCTTCAACATACGAGCCGTATGTATATCTCGAGACTAATAACGCTCCCGACGCGCTGAGTATTTTCGATACAAAGTTAAAAAAGAAAAGATTTAAGAACCAATACGACCGATCAAAGTACCTTAAGGATAATAAGGTGACAAGGGTTTTCGAAAATTTTAATGTCTATCAACAATTCTTACTTGATACTTATTGGAAAGAAAACGAAAAGCCTGAATTTACTAAAAACCCTCTTAAGGTATATTTTATTGATATCGAGACTTATTCACCCGATGCGTTTCCAAATCCTCAAGATCCTGGCGATACCATTAATATTATTACAATTTATGATACAATAACGAGGAAGTTCTATTCATGGGGACTTAAGCCGTATACAGCTAAATCACCTGATGTAATATACGTTGCATGTAAGACGGAAGAGGAACTTCTGCGTAAATTCGTTGATTTTTTTAGTAAAGATTATTGCGACATTCTTTCAGGTTGGAACTCAGAATTTTTTGATGTACCCTATGTTATTAATAGAGTGAGAAAGATCTTAGGAGAGGAAGCTATGCAAAAACTTTCACCTGCAGGCTCTTTAAGATCAAGAACGTTTATGGGTAAGTACGGAAGAGAGCAGGTCAAGTGGTTTATCGAAGGTCTATCTTGCGTTGATTATCTAGACATCTACAAGCGCTTTTGTCAAACGCTTCGCGAATCATATAAACTTGATGCAATTGGTGAAATTGAGCTTCAAGAGCGAAAGATTGACTATGGTGATCAAAATCTTACAGAACTTGCTGACGGTGATTGGGAGACATTCGTCGATTATAATATTCAAGACGTTAATCTTCTTGTGCGACTTGAACAGAAGCTACAGTATATACAGTTACTAAGAATGATCGCTTATGCAGGCCTCACGACGTTTGAAGGCGCCTTGGGATCATTATCTGTTATTACCGGTCTTTGCTCTATTAGAGCACGTTTAAAGGATAAACGCATTCCAACGTTTGTTAAAGATGTAAAAGAAGGTACAAAGAATGCAGGTGCTTATGTTGCTGACCCGCAAAAAGGCTTTCAAGAGCACATTGTATCACTTGACGCTAACAGTCTATATCCTAATACAATGATTACATTAAATCTATCACCTGAAACAAAGGTAGGTAAGATTATTGATAAATCTGATAAGGATATCACTATTAAGCATGTTAACGGTCAAACGTTTACACTTACACACGAAAAGTTTACCGCATTCGTTAAACAGGAAGAAATTGCCATATCGAGAGCTAAAATTCTTTTTACTCAGAAAGAGAAAGGCATCATCCCTGACACTATTGACTATTACTATAAAAAGCGCGTTGAAGTTAAAAAGCAGCTTACAAAAGCAAAAAAGAAGCTTATAACCCTTGAGGAAGATACACAGGAGTATAAAGATCTTCAAGTTGAAGTAGATAGACTTAATATACGACAACACACGATAAAAATCTTGATGAATACAGTGTATGGTTATTTCGGTAACAAGCATAGCCCGCTCGGCGATGATGAGCTAGCCGAGTCGATCACACTAACAGGACAGGCTGTTATTAAGGAATCAAACAGAATTCTTACAGACTACATTAAGGCGAATACAGGGCTATCAGATGAATTTCTTGCTGAGAATTCACCAATCGTTTATAACGATACTGACTCGAGCTATATTTCAATTAAACATCTTGTTGAAGCTAAGAAGATACCCACCTTTGATAAAAATGGCAACGTTGCACAGGAATATTATAAGGCAGTAGAAGATATAGAAGAACACCTAAACAGGGAGATTATTACCTGGGGTAAAAGCGCTCTTGGATCAAAAGACTGTCGACTGGTGTTTAAGCGCGAAGCTATTGCAGATGTTGGGTTATTCTTAGCTAAGAAGCGTTACGTACTACACACTCTCGACGTTGAAGGTATTCCGGGTAAGAAATTTAAATATACTGGTGTTGAAGTCGTACGTACAACAATGCCGGCTCCTATTAAGCCGTATGTAAAAAAGATTATCGAAACAATGCTTCTTACTAAAGACTACGCAGCTACAAATAAGATTTTTAATGAAACATACGATATTTTTAAAAGTTTGCCTCTTGAAGACATAGCATTAGTTATGGGTGTGAAGGGATATGAAAAATACGCTAATCGCTGTAATGGCTTTGAAACAGTTAAGGCAATGCCTAAGCACGTCAAGGCAGCATACTATCACAATATTCTTCTTGATAGATTTGGTATTGAGCGCAAATATGAAAAAATGGCTTCCGGTGATAAGGTTCGTTTCTTTGAGGTAAAGAAGCCGAATAGTTTTGGATTATCAGTTATTGGGTACAAATATTATTATCCGAAGGAGTTTCAGAGTGTATTTGAAATTGACTATGAGAAGATGTTCGAAAAGATTATCTACTCTGTCATTGAGCGCTTTTATGAAGCTGTTAACTGGACGGTGAAGAAACCAGGTAATGATGCACAAATTGATCTTTTCGACTTACTAGGCATGAACTAGTTGATTTATTGACATTAGCTGCATAATATATTAGAAATATGAGCGATACAAAAACCATCACATTTATTGATCACATCGGCCGTACTGTAGTAGGTATTTACGCCGGAGACACAGCCGACAGCAGCTCCTTCCTTGTGAAGAACCCTGCTATTATTCACGTTCAGCCTACTCAGCAAGGACAGCTTAACGTACAAACCATTCCTCTTTATTTCCGCGAGTTTGTCGGTGAGAAGTCGAAAGAGAATGGCACAACCTGGAAGTATCATTATGCCAATGTAGTACTTGGTGTCGACATCGATAATGATCCACGACTCCTTGATCAGTACACCAAGCTTTTTGAAGCTCCTGTTTCTGCTCCATCCGCCGAGCCAAGCGTAGTAAAACTTTTTGACGAAGAATAAAAAACCAAATAATTTGATGAGTAAACCGTAATCTGCTCTCAAAGAAACCAGATTAAACGCCCGACTATAGTCGGGCGTTTTTTTTTATTTTATGCTCTTGATTATAAAAATACCTGTAGTATAATATTTTTTATATGAGTAAAGAGATTGACAATATTTTTAAGAAACTTGACGCAATGAATAGCGAAGCAACAATGCTCGATGAAAACGCATTGTCAAATGTTGATACTTGGTATGACACAGGGTGTTATGCTCTTAACGCAATTTTAGGTGGTAGCTGTCGAAAAGGCGGTATTCCTAAGGGCAGAATCGTAGGATTTTCGGGCGAGTCAATGACTGGAAAAACATTTGTGGTAAATAAGATTCTCGCTAATGCTCAGAAGCAAGGCGTTATTCCTGTTATCTTTGATACAGAGTTTGCTATCGATGAGAGTTCGACAAAAGGTGTAGGACTCGACGCTAGTAAGACGAAATATGTACCCGTTTATACCGTCGATCAATGCCGTAATCAGATCTCAGGATTTCTCGACAGCGTTATCGAAAGCAACCAGCAGGGTAAGTTTATTATTAGTATTGACAGTCTCGGTAATCTTTCGTCACAAAAGGAAATTGATGACATTGCTAAGGATAAGTCTGCTATGGATATGGGTCTTCGTGCTAAGTCACTCAAGTCAATGCTTCGTACCCTTACGTATAAAGCAGGTAAGGCTGGTGTTACGATTTTGTTTACTAACCATACCTACGCCGATCCTGGTGCTATGTTTCCCACACTAGTAAAAACACAGTCTGGTGGGTCGGGACCTGTATATATGGCGAGTATCTTAGTACAGCTTGCCAAGCGTAATGAGAAGGAGGGAGAGGGTGATTCAGGTGCTCTAAAGACTGATAAGCTTGCAGAAGCCAACAAATATTCAGGCGTCACACTTCGTGCACTAACTGTTAAAAATCGCTTTGTACCACCGTTTTTAGAGGCAGAAATGTACCTCTCCTTTAAGTCAGGACTTAACAAGTACAGTGGGTTGTTACAGATGGCAGCAGCACGTGGTATTGTTGAGCAGACTGGATCCACATATCTCGTCGGTGTTGACAGCGGTAAGTATAAAAAGGGTGATA